CGGCGCGGGAGCCTGTGCAGCCTGTGCGTGGAGAAGCTCGTGGGCAACCTGCGGGCGCACGGCGTGGACTTGACGGTGTTCTGCCCGCTCTGCCCGCGCAAGTACGGGAAGGACGATGAGCCCCGCGCCGAAGCCGAAGACGCCTGAGGTGGCGCTGACGAACGCGGAGCGGCTGGCCGCGCTGCGACGGATCGTCGAGTCCAAGGAGCTGCCGCCCAGGGGGGGGCACGGATTCCGGCGCCTGGTGCTCGATCACGCTTTGTGCGTGCTCCTCGCGCGCGCGGTGCGTGTGCGGGCGCGGGACTGGTCGGGCGGCGTGGAACTGCACTACGGCCTGCACTGGCGCACGGTGTGGGCGCGCTGGATGCGCGCCGCCGAGACCGACCGGGCCCTGGCCCGGTACCAGAGCATGGCGATGCGCGAGGACCGCCGGAGCACAAAGCTCCGGCGACTCCGCCCGAGACTCTAACCGAGGAGGCGCGGCATGGATGCGAGCGCGGCGACGCCGGCGGCACCGTACCTGGAGGATGTGCGGGTGGAAGACCTTCCCGCGGCGTACGGCGAGGTCGCGCGGGCCATCGGCCTGCCGGCGGCGCTGGCGCTGCTCCGGCAATACAGCGGCGCGCGGCTGACCGTGCCGTCCGCGGTCGGGGCGGCGCACCCGCTGGCGCGGCGGCTGGGCGTGACGACGGCCCAGGCGCTGGCGCGGCACGCGGGCGGCTCGGTGCTTACCGTGCCCACGCTCCGCTCGGCGACGATCCCGGCGCGCGACCGCGCGATCCGCGCAGCGTATCGGGAGCGCCGCACGCCGGTGCCCGAGCTGGCCCGCCGCTTCGGCCTGGCGGAGCGGCGCATCCAGCAGATCGTGGCGCGCGACATGCGCGTGAGCGAGGTCATCCGGCAATGACGGAGCGTACCCACTTCCGCTGCCACGCCTACGGTCTGCTGTCCGTCGCCGTGTGCAAGGGCAACCGCGAGCTGCGCCTCAGTGGGGCCGGAGGTGCCGGAGGTGCTGGCAAGTTGCGCCCGCTGTCCTGCCGGGAGTGCATGCAGTGCGCAGCGGTGGACGCCGGCCGCGAGCCCAGCCTGACCACGCTGGCGGCGCTGCAGCGCGGCGTGCAGGCCCCGGCGCCGCGCAAGGCGACGGCCGCGCTGCCCGCGGACTCCCCAATGGCGGACGTGGGCCGGCGCGCCGAGGCGCCGCTGCGGCCGAAGCCGGCGCCCCGGCCGGCGCGGGCGCCGCGGGCGAAAGTACAGAGGAGTGCGCACAAGTCCACACCGGCGCCGGTGGCGCGGGACTTCCCACCCGGCAATGGCGCCGGGCCTGCGCCGCCGGCGCCGGTGCCTTCCCGGCGGGCGTGGGGCTCCGTCCGTGCAGGCGCCTTGCATGCGCTGCGCGATGGCCCGGCGACGCCCTTGCAGGTCGCGCAGCACGTGGGGTGTATGCCGGAGACGGCCGGCAAGGCGCTGCAACGCCTGGCCGCGGCCGGGCGGGTAGTCAACGCGGACGATCATGCCTACGCACTCGCCGGGTCGTCGGCAAAACGGCGGGGAGACCCGACCAGCGCCCGCGTGCTGCGGTTGCTGAAAGACCTGGCGGCCCGCAAGATCGGGCTGCCCGAAGCGGTACGGCGGGCGCGCGGTGCGCTCAAGGCGGCGGGCCGCAAGGTGCCGCGCGACACCTGGCAGGAGACGACATGAAACCCCTGGAGCTGATCGAGAACGTGCTGCTGCCGGCGCTGATCCTGGCCGCCGGCGTGGTGGTGGTGCAGGCGCACGCGATCCCCTACTGGCAGGCCACGATGGGCGCGGCTGTGGGCCTGGTCGCCTCCCTAGGCGCGGAGCTGGTGGGCCTGTACCTGGTCTACCAGCCCGGGCGCCTGGCGCGGGCCACGGGCCTGGCGCTGATCCTGGTGATGGTGCTGGTGCCGGCCTGGGTGATCTGCGGCCCCGAGTACTCCGCCTGGCGCCAGGCCTCCGCGCAGCGCGAGCGCGCCGCCGAGACGCAGGCCACGGCGCCCGGGCTCATCGCGGCGCTGGAGCAGGACATCGCCGCCGCCGAGCGCTCCCTGCGCGAGGACGAGGCCAAGAGCGCCGTGCGCGCCGGCTGGCTGGACTCCCTCGAGCGCCAGCGCGAGGCCCTCACCGCCCTGCGCGCGCAGCGCCGCGCGCTGATCGAGGCGCGGGACGCCCCGGCCGCGGCCGGCTACGACGCCTGGGCCGCGCTGCCCAAGGTGCTGCCCGTGCTGGCCCTGCTGCTCGCCTTTCAGCTCGCCAACGCGGGGGCGGTGCTGAGGATGTCCGGGTGGCGGTTCAGGGGGGCTTCAACCGCTTCAGCGGCGACTGAAGCACCCGCTGAAGCACCTGAAGCACAGGGCGGGATGCTTCAGACCCCACTTCAAAACGAGCGTCGGTCCGCTGAAGCACCCCTTCCGGCTGAAGCACCTGAAGCGAAGCGCCGCTCTGAAGCACCCGCTTCAGGCCCGCCGGACTGTGAAGCATTCGCTGAAGCACCCGGCCCACCTGAAGCACCTGAAGCACCTGAAGCGGCTGAAGCGCCTGAAGCGCCTGAAGCGCCTGAAGCACTGGGTGCGAATGATCTCCTGGTGAAGCGGCTGCAGCGCGCGGTGGTGCAGCGCAAGGACGAGCTGGGGTCCGGGCGCGCCGTCTGCCGCGAGCATGGGATCAACGACCGCGATTACACCTGGCTGATGAAGCACTTCGCGCGGCGCAAGGCGGGGCAGCCCACGATCTCCGAGGCCAAGCTGCGCGAGCTGGCCGCGCGCTTCCTGCCGGCGGACGCCGGCGCCGGCGCGGATGGCTGACCCCTTCGCCCCCGAGCCGCTCAGCGCCAAGCGCGCCGTGCGCGAGGAGATCGCGCGGGCGCTCCCACCGGCGTGGCGCAGACCCGATCCACACCGGGCGACGCTCGATGCCCGGGCGGAAGCGCGCGAGGTGCGGGCTGTGGCGCGGCTCATGCGCCGGCTGCGGCTGCCCGGCACAGCCCGTGACGCCCTGCGCACTATTGCACGCTGACATCCTTGTGCCGCGTCCCGCATGCTCCGGGACATGGACCCGCTCTGCTCCGACACCCATTGCGTTGCGTCGACCGGAGCCGCCCGTGAGGGCGGCCTCGACTCTTCGCCCGCGCTCGCGCTGTGCGAGGCGGTGCCCGCGCCGGCGAGCGGCGTGGCGCTGGCGGTGGAGCTGCTGGCGGACGGCCAGGTGCCGGAGTGGATCAAGCTGATGCCCGCCGGCGCCGAGGTGCAGACCCGCGACGACCGGCGCTGGAACAATCCCGACCCCGCCGCGGTGATCGCGGCCACACGGGCGCACGGGTTGCCCCTGCCGCTGGACTTCGAGCACGGGTCCGAGATCGGCCCGCCGGGTCAGCCGTCCCCGGCCGCGGGATGGATCGAGGCCCTGGAGCTGCGCGAGGGCGCGATCTGGGCACGAGCGGCCTGGACGCCGCGCGCCGCCGACATGCTCCGGGCGCGCGAGTACCGCTTCCTGTCGCCGGCGTTCCTGTTCGACAAGGCCACCCAGCGCATCCTGCGCATCACCTCCGTGGCGCTGACCAACCGGCCGGCCTTTCCCGAGCTGGCGCTCAACCGCCTGCAATATCAACCCGAGGACACGATGACCCCCGAGCAACGCAAGACGCTGTGCGCCGCCCTGGCCCTGGCCGACACGGCCACGGACGCGGAGATCGTCACGGCCGCGCAGAAGCAGCACACCGCCCTGGCCACGGCCGCCGAGCAGGCCAAGACCCCGCCCCTGGACAAGTTCGTGCCGCGCGGCGACTACGACGCGCAGGTCGCCAAGGCCACGGCGGCGGAGACCAAGCTCGCCGACCAGGCCAAGGCCGAGCAGGCCAAGGCCATCGACGCGGAGATCTCCGCGGCGGTCAGCGCGAAGAAGATCACGCCGGCGACGGCGGACTACTACCGCGCCATGTGCGCGCAGGCGGGTGGGCTGGAGCAATTCAAGAAGTTCATCGCGGCCGCGCCCGTGCTGGCGCCCGACCAGGTGATCCAGGGCGATCCGGCGAAGAAGGGGGCCGCCGCGCTCACCGCCGACCAGCTCGCGATCTGCAAGACGATGGGCATGGACACCGAGGCATTCGCCCAGGCGCGCGCGGAATAGCCGCGCCGGCACGGCGGCCTCGCCGACGGTCACCGCTGACCACCACGAACCGAGAGACAGGCCACGATGGGAGCACTCGCGACAGACCGCGTGACGCCACGCCGCGCGAACGAGGATTTCAGCTTTCCGGTCGCCGCCGGTGCGGTGATCTACGCCGGGGCGCTGGTGGCCCTGAGCGCCACGGGCTATGCCACGCCGGGCGCGGTCGCGGCGACGCTGCAGGCGGTGGGCGTGGCCCAGGAGGCCGTGGACAACGCCGGCGGGCAGGACGGCGACAAGACCGTCAAGGTTCGCAACGGCGCGTTCCTCTTCGCCAACTCGGCCGCCGGCGACCTGATCGCTCTCACCGAGATCGGGGAGACCTGCTACATCGTCGACGACCAGACCGTGGCCAAGACGGACAACGGCGGGGCGCGCAGCCCCGCGGGGATGGTCGTTGACGTGGATGCGGACGGCGTGTGGGTGTTCGTGGGCTACGGCCCGGTGAGCAGCCCGGCGGGCGCGCTGCTGGCCGCCAACGACCTGTCCGACGTGGCCGACGCCGCCACGGCGCGGGCCAACCTGGCCGCCAACAAGATCGCGCTGCAGCTCGTGGTGGATGACCTGCTGGCGGCCGGCGCCAAGGTCTACCGCGTGGTCTCGCCGGTCGCGGGCCTCATCACGAAAATCTACTCGGTGATCGACGGCGCGCTGGCCGGCGCGGACGCATCGCTCACCGGCAAGATCGGCGCGACACCCATCACCAACGGCGCGATCACCATCGCCCAGGCCGGGTCGGCCGCCGGCGACGTGGACGTGGCCACGCCCACGGCCGCCAACGTGGTGGCCATCGGCGACGTGATCTCGGTCACCGTGGGCGGCGGCAACACCGACGCGGATGCCAACGCCGAAGTGACGGTCTACATCGAGACGTAAGCCTAGGCCGGCGCAGGCGGGCCGGCCCAACCCAGACTCCACCCGGAGCCCCGGCAATGAAGACGTTCCTGAAGCTCGCAATCGGCCTGCTGGCCACCTGCCTTGCCATCGCCGCCGTCGTCGCCTGGGCCGGCCTGTCGCCGGGCTATCCGGTGCCTCCCACGGGGCCGCTGCTGAACGCGCCGCTGCACCTGCCGGAGCTGGTGCTGGGCGGGCTGATCGTCAACCAGGCCAACCTCGCGGACCTGTTCACGGCGTTCAAGACGCAGTTCAAGGAGGGCTTCGCGGCCTTCCAGAAGGAGTCGCTGCAGGCGCGCCTGGCGACGCGGGTGCCGTCCAGCACCCGGGAGAACCACTACGCCTGGCTGGGCCAATGGCCGGAACTGCGGGAGTGGATCGGAGACCGGCACTTGAAGGGCCTGGCGGCACACGACTACCGGATCGCCAACCGCAAGTTCGAGAGCACGGTGGAGATTCCGCGCGACGACATCGAGGACGACACCTACGGCGTGTACTCTCCGGTCGTCAACGGCATGGGCTTCGCCGCCTCGCAGCACCCGGACAAGCTGATCTTCGAGCTGCTCGCCGCCGGCTTCGTCGAGCTGGGCTACGACGGCCAGGCGTTCTTCGACACCGACCATCCGGTGGGAGCCGGCGTGGTGAGCAACACGGGCGGTGGCGGGGGCACGGCGTGGTACCTGCTGGACACCGGCAAGCCGCTCAAGCCGCTGATCTACCAGGTGCGCCGGGAATATGACCTGAAGGCGATGACCGACCGGGGCGACGAGGCGGTGTTCATGCGCGACTCCTACCGCTACGGCGTGGACGCGCGGGTGAACGTCGGCTTCGGCTTCTGGCAGCAGGCGTACGCCTCCAAGCAGACGCTCGACGCGGCGGCTTACGCCGCGGCGCGCGCGGCCATGATGAGCGTGAAGAGCGACGAGGGACGCCCGCTGGGCATCATGCCGCGCCTGCTGATCGTGCCGCCCGCGCTGGAGGCCGCCGGGCTGGAAATCCTCAACGCCGAGCGCGATGCGGCCGGCGCGACCAACGTCTGGCGGGGCACGGCGGAGCTGCTCGTGGTGCCGTGGCTGGCGTAGCCGGCTGAACCCCAGGGGTGGGTAGCCCTAGGCTGAACGCCCGGCGGGTCCAAGCCGCCGGGCGTCTCTTTCACTGACGAGGGACGCATGATCCGCATCACCGCCAAGCAACGCCGGGGCTTCTACCGCTGCGGCGTGTTCCATCCGTCCCGGCCCACGGACCACCCCGACGGCCGCTTTACGAAGGATGAGCTGAAGCGCCTGCGCGGCGAGCCGCACCTGACGGTGGAGCTGCTGGACGGCGAGCCGGCCCAGACGGACTCCGAGCGGGCGGGCAAGGCGCTCAGCGGGGCGCTGGCGGACGACCTGGCCGCCGAGCGCGAGCGCCTGGCCGACCTGGAGCGCAGCCTGGCCGCCCGCAAGGAGGCGCTGGACGCGGCGGACGCGGCCATGACCGCGCGCCAGAACGCCATCGACGAGCTGCTGGCCAACGAGGCGTTCCGCGCCATCGCCCTGCGCTACGGCGTCACGCGCGTCGTGGAAGGCAAGGCCGAGGCCGACCTGCTCAAGGATGGCAAGCCGCGCACCGAGGCGGTGTCCCGCGAGGCGCTGGGCATCGCCTGCTCCGCACAGGAGCGCGACGCGCTGGTCGCGGAGCTGTCCCCGCCCAAGTAGGGCGGCGCACTGGATGCAACGGCCGCCGGCCGGGGCGCTCACCCACCCGGCAGGCATACGGCCAGCATGGGCGGGCATCGCGGGTGCGGCGGGCCCGCTTAACTCTTAGGCGCCAGGCATGTACGCCACCCAGCAGGATATGATCGACGCCTACGGCTCCGACGCCGTCACGCTCGCGGCCGACCGCGACGGCGACGGCCAGGCCGACCCGGGCGTGGTGGACGAGGCGCTCCTGTTCGCAACGGAGTTCATCAACTCGTACCTCGGCGCCAAGTACACACTGCCGCTGGCGACCGTGCCGGCCGTGCTGCCGCCCGTCTGCGTGGACATCGCCCTGTACCGTCTCAGCCAGCGCCCGGGCGCCATGACCGAGGAGGTCAAGGACCGCTACGAGAAGGCGGTCTCCTGGCTGGACCGGGTCGCGCGCGGAATCGTGAGCCTGGGCGTCGATCCCTCGCCGCCCTCGCAGGGCGGCGGCGGGGTGCAGATCAGCAGCGGCCCGCGCAGGTTCACCCGCGACTCGCTCAAGGGGGTGTAGCCGTGGCCGGCACGCACCTGCAAGTCGACACCCGCGGCATCGAGCGCCTGGCGCGGCGCATCGAGCGCCTGGCGCGCAAACGCGCATCCGGCGATTCCCTCTTGCACGCCATCGGCTTCGAGGTCGAGAACCAGACCCGCCGGCGCATCGCCGACGAGAAGGTAGCACCCGACGGCACGCCCTGGCCGGACTTGTCGCCGCGCTACGCGCAGACCCGCCACGCCGGGCACAGCCTGCTGCAGGGCGAGGGCGACCTGCTGGACTCGATCCAGTACCAGGTGAGCGGCGACCAGGTGGAGGTGGGCTCCAACCTGGTCTATGCGGCCATCCACCAGTTCGGCGGGGCCGAGGTGGGCCTGCCCATCCCGGAACGGCCCTACCTGGGCCTCAGCTCCGAGAACGAGGCCGACCTGCTGGCTGTGGTGGACGACTACCTCGACCAGGTGCTGACGTGATCTCACCCCTTGCGGGTCCCCCTGAGGGGGATAGATGAGCCTCAGCACCTACCGCGCGGCCGTGGTGGCCGGGATCGAGGCCGCCGTGCCGGCATTCCGCTCGGTGGAGCCCCACGGCGGGCGCTTCGACCTGGACGAGCTGAAGCGCTTTGGCGCGGCTGCGCCGGCGGCGCGCGTGGCGCTGCTGGGCGTGAGCCCGGCGCAGGAGCTGGCCAGCGGCGCGATGCGGGCCACGGTGCGCGCCGGCGTGTTCGTGCTTACCAGGGACGCGCCCGCCCTGCCGCGCGACGTGGCAGCACTGGTACTGGTGGACGGCGTGCTGCAGGCGGTGCGCGGCAACCTGTGGGGCCTGGACACGACCGAGCGCCCGCAGGCCATGCGCGCCGACAACCTGTTCGGCACGCGCCTGGCGCAGACGGGCATCGACCTGTGGGCGGTGAGCTGGGAGCAACGAGTACACCTGGGCGGGCTGGACGCCGAGACGCTGGACCTGCTGGAGACGATCCAGCAGACCTGGCCGGTGGGCGACGGTGACACGACCGATCCGCAGGACACCATTACTCTGCCGCAGAGCTGAGGGAGCCCAATGGAGCGCACGATCTACGTCACGCCGGTAGCAGGGCGCACGGTGCTGGACCCCGTCACGCGCGAGGCGCTGCCGGCGGCAGGCAAGACCGTGCCGCGCAGCTCGTACTGGGTGCGCCGCCTGCGCGACGGGGACGTGGTGGAAGCCACCTTCGGGCGCGGCAAGGGCCCACACCTGAAAGCGGTGCCGAACCCCAAGGCCGGCGGCAAGGACGGTGACAAATGACGATCAGCTTCAACGAGATTCCCGTGGACCTGCGGGTGCCCGGGGTCTACATCGAGTTCGACAACTCCCGCGCGCTTTCCGGCCTGCCCGGCCAGCCGCACAAGATTCTCGTGATCGGCCAGCGCCTTGCCGGCACGCCGGTCGCCGCCGAGGTGCCCACGCTGATCACCAGCGCCGCGCAAGCAGAGGTGGCCTGGGGCCGCGGCTCCATGATCGCGGCCATGTTCCGGGCGCTCAAGGCAGCCAACCCGCGCACCGAGAGCTGGGGCCTCGCGCTCGACGACGACGTGGCCGGAGTGACGGCCGCCGGCCAGCTCGCGGTGACCGGCCCCGCCACTGCCGCGGGCACGGTGAGCCTGTACGTGGCCGGCACGCGCGTGCGCGCGGCCGTGGCCGACGCGGATACGGCCACGGTCGTGGCGGCGGCCATCGTGGCCGCCATCAACGCGGACACGACACTGCCGGTAACGGCCGCGGTCAATGGCGTGGACGACTTCAAGGCGGACTTGACCGCGCGGCACAAGGGCGAGGGGGGCAACGCCATCGACTTGCGCCTGAACTACCGCCAGGGCGAGGCCCTGCCGGCCGGGATCGCCATCGCCATCACGCCGCTGGCGGCCGGCGCCACCAACCCCGACGTGGCGGACGCCATCGCGGCCATCGGCGACACGCAGTACCATACACTCGTCATGCCCTGGACGGACGACGCCAACCTGGACGCGCTGGAGCTGGAGCTGACCGCGCGCTGGGGGCCGCTGGTCATGAAGGAAGGGCACGCCTTCGCGGCCGTGCGCGGCACGCATGGCGCGCTGATTACCTTCGGCGCCGCGCGCAACAGCCCGTTCCTGACCGTGATGGGCGAGGGCGCCGCGCCCGAGGCGCCCTGGGTGTGGGCGGCGGCCGTCGCCGGCATCGACGCGGCCGAGCCCGACCCCGCCCGCCCGCGCCAGACGCTGCTGTTGCCCGGGCTCCTGCCCGCGGCCGAGGCGGACGCCTTCACCGCCGTCGAGCGCGAGCTGCTGCTGGGCAGCGGGATCGCCACGGCCTTCGTGGCCCCGGGCGGCACGGTGCACGTGGAGCGCCTGATCACGACCTACCAGCTCAACACCCAGGGCATCCCCGATCCGAGCTACCTGGACGTGACGACCCTGCGCACGCTGGCCTACCTGCGCTTCAGCACGCGCCAGCGCTTCGCGCTCAAGTTCCCCCGCCACAAGCTGGCCGACGACGGCACGCAGTTCTCCCCCGGCCAGGCGGTGGCCACGCCCAGCAGCCTGCGCCTGGAGTACCTGGCGCTGTTCCGCGACTGGGAGTTCGCGGGCCTGGTGGAGGGCTTCGAGCAGTTCAAGGACGACCTGCTGGTGGAGCGCGACGCCGGCGACCCCAACCGCGTCAACGCGCAGCTCCCGCCGGACCTGATCAACCAGCTCCGCGTGCAGGCGACGCAAATCCAGTTCCGGCTCTAGGAGGCCACGATGGCAAAGGTACTGGGCCGGGCCTTCATCAAGATGGACGGCCAGATCGTCGAGACGGAAGGCGGCGCGCAGCTCAACCTGGGCGGCGTGATGCGCACCACCCGCAAGTCCAGCGGGCGCGTGGTGGGCTACTCAGAGGAGCCGCAGGAATCGCGCCTGGAGTGCCAGGTGCTGCTCACCGCCGAGGTGTCCCTGGAGACGTTCCGCCAGGCGACCGCCGTCACGCTCAGCTTCGAGGCGGACACGGGGCAGACGTATTCCATCGCCAACGCGCACCTGACCGAGCCCCCGCAGGTGACCGACGGCGCCAGCAGCAACGTGCGCCTGATCTTCGAGGGCCCACCCGCGGACGAGGTGCTCTAGGTGGCCACCGCGACCCTGACCCTGCGCGACGGGCTGACCGTGGGCGCGACCATACACACCACGGCCGAGCTGCGCGAGGCCACTGCCGCCGACCTGATCGACGCCACGGCCGAGGCGGAGCGCCTCGTGGCCACGCCTCAGGGCGAGTGGGTGATCGTGCCCAGCCAGACCTTGCTCGGGCTGCACGTGCTGCGGCGCCAGGTGCTGCGCATCGGTGCCCACGCCGGGCCGCTGACCCTGGCCGAGCTGCGCAAGCTCTCGGCCTACGACCTCAACGCGCTCCAGGGCGCGGCCCTGGGCCTGGAAGCGGCGTCCCTGGGAGGGGCGCGCGCGGGGGAGCCCGGCTCCGCTGGCGCGGCCGGGAGTTCCTGAGCGCCCGCCAGCACCTCGATACGATCATCCTGCGCCTGGCCGGACACACCGGCTGGGCGCGCGCCGAAATCGTCGCGCTGTCCCTGAGCGACCTGTTCCGCTACCACCGCACGCTGTCCATTCATACCGTGGCCCGCCATGCCTGAGTTGCGCACGTCCCTGGTGATCGACCTCGCCGGCAACCTCCAGCGGCGGGCGCTGGCGGCCCAGCGCGCCGTGGGCGGGATCGGGCGCACGGGGACGGCCTCGTTCAGCCGGATGAATCGCCAGATCGCGGGCAGCTCCTCGGGCTTGCTGGCCTTCGGCGCGCGCAGCTTCGCGCTGATCGGGGGCGGGCTGGCCTTGCGCAGCGCCGCCCGCGCGGCGATGGCCACCGAGGAGCGCATCGAGCGCCTGGGCGTGCAGGCCAAGCGCAGCAGCGGGGACGTGCAGGCCCTGTGGGACCGCATCGCCGGGCCGGAGGGTGTGGCGCTCCGGCCGGACATCAACGTGGACCCGAAGAGGGTGCTGAGCGCCGTGGAGGAGATCGTCGAGAGAACCGGCGACCTGGCCTTCGCCGAGGACAACCTGGCGAACCTGGCGCGGGCGATCCAGGCCACCGGGGCGGAGGGCGAGGCCATTGGGGCGCTCGCCGCCGAGCTGCAGAAGATGGATATCCGCAGCCCGCAGGCCGTGGCGGAGGCGCTGGACATCCTGAACGCCCAGGGCAAGCAGGGTGCGTTCACGCTGCAGAACCTGGCGGCGCTGGGCCCGCGCGTGTTCGCGGCCTACAGCGCCTCGGGCCGCGGGGGCCTCCAGGCAGTGCGCGAGATGGGCGCGGCGTTGCAGATGATGCGCATGGGCACCGGTAGTTCCGAAATGGCCGCGAGCGCCTTCGAGGCGACGATGCGCACGCTCCAGAACGCGGACAAGGTCAAGGTCCTGCAGCGCAACGGCATCCGCGTCTTCGAGGACGACGAGACGACGTTGCGGCCCATCAACGAGCTGATGGCCGAGCTTGTGCGCGCCACAGGTGGCCGCATGACGCTGCTGGGCCAGGTGTTCGACGCGGAGGCCCTGCGAGCGTTCACCGCCGCGGCCGGCGAATTCCAGCGCACCGGCAAGCTGGGCCGCCTGGAGCAGTTCTTCCAGGTCAAGGCCAGCGGGGAGACGGCCGCGGACGCCGCGCGCATCGCCAAGACGGCCAGCGCGGTGACCACCGCGGCGGCCAGCGCCGTCGGCAAGAGGATCGAGGAGGGCATCACCCCGGCCATGAAGACGGGCGCGGAGTTCGTGCGCACGGCGATGGAGGAGGGCTTCGCGGCGGCCTGGGAGAAGAACGTGCTGGCGCCCTGGCGCGCGAACCGGGCCGCGCCGGCCTTGCCGCTGTCCGAGCAGGCGCGCCTGGCGGCCGAAGCGGGCGTCGACCTGGGGCCCAGCGGCTTCGAGCGCTTCGCCGGGCCGGGGGGCGGCCAGCCGCGCGCCGGCGGAGTGCCGCTCTCGTACACCGTCGAGGCGCTGCGGCAGGCCCTGGGGCAGGCCGCGCCCGAGGGCAAGGTCACCATCGAGATTCGCGCGGAGCCGGGCACGCGGGCCCGCGTCACTGGCCTGCAAGGTCGCGGGCTGGACGTGGACACCGGGCCCATGATGCCGGAGAGCGCGCGATGACCGAGCTGCTGGGAGCCCCGCACGAGAGCACCGGGGCCTGGGTCAAGGGGCTGCAGCCCGCCTCGTTCCGCGGCGTGCCCTTCCACGTGGACGGGGCCAGCGGGGAGTTCGGGCGGCGCTCGGTGACCCACGAATTTCCCGGCCGCGATACCCCGGCCAGCGAGGACCTGGGGCGGCGCGCGCGGCAGTTCACGCTGGAGTGCTTCGTGCTGGGCGCGGATTACATGGCCCAGCGCGACGCCCTGCTGGCCGCTTGCGAGCGGGAGGGCCCCGGCGGCCTGGTGCACCCCTACCTGGGCCACGTCACGGTGCAGGTCGGCGTCGTGCGCGTCCGCGAGAGCACGCGCGAGGGCGGCCTGGCCGCGATCTCGCTCACCTGCACGGAAACCGGCGCGCTGCGCTTTCCGAGCGCGCGCCGCGACACCGCGGCGGGCGTGGCCACGGCGGCCGCGGCCGCCAGGCAGAGCGCGTTGCAGGCGTTCATCGGCAAGTTCAAGGCGGCGGGCCGCGCCGTGGCGCGGGCCCAGCGCGCCGTGGAGCAGGCGCTGGAGACCGTCGAGCAGACCGTGGCGGGCATCACCTCTACGGCGGCCGACCTGATCCGCACGCCCGCCGAGCTGGCCCTGGCGGTGAGCGGGGCCATCACTCGCATCGCTACGCTGATCGACGAGCCGTTCCGGGCGCTGGCGCTGTACAAGGGGCTGTTTGGCGCCGGCGGTGACCCCACGCCGCCTTACGACACGGACACCCGCGCCCAGGCCGGCCGCAACACGGCGGCCGTCAACGCCCTGGTGCGGCGCTCGGCGGTGATTGAGGCGTGCGCGACGGCGGCGGAGATCTCCGGCTACGGCTCCAGCGCCGACGCCCTGGCGGTGCAAGGCGAGCTGGTGGACGCGCTGGACGGCCTGCTCGGCGCCACCGACCCGGTGGACGGCTCGCCCAGCGACGACGACGCGCTCGCCGCCCTGCTGGCCCTGCGCGGGGCCGTCGTCGAGGACCTCTCCGCCCGGGCCGCCGAGCTGCCCCGCGTGGTGCGCTTCACGCCCCCAGTCACCGTGCCGGCGCTGGCGCTGGCGCAGCGGCTCTACGGCGACCCGGCGCGCGAGGCCGAGATCGTGGCCCGCAACCGCGTGGCCCACCCGGGATTCGTGCCGGGGGGCATCGAGCTGGAGGTGCTGCGCGATGCGGTCTGACGTGGAGCTGGTGCTGGGCGGGCAGATTTACACGGGCTGGCTCGCGGTGCGCATCGAGCGCTCCATCGAGCAGCTCGCCGGCGCCTTCGAGCTGCGCGTGGCCACCGAGCCGGAGCCGGGGGCGGCCCTGCCCCAGGCCCTGCGGCCGGGCCTGGCCTGCGAGGTGCGCGTGGATGGCACGCCCCTCATCGCCGGGTACGTGGACGACGTGGAGGCCCAGCTGGATGCCCAGCGCACGGAGCTGACCGTGCGCGGGCGGGACGCCGCCGGCGACCTGGTGGACTGCGCGGCCCTGCCCCCGCCCAACGACTTCGAGCAGATCCCGCTGCCCGCGCTGGCCGCCGTGCTGTGCGTGCCCTTCGGCATCGCGGTGACCGACCGCGTGGGCGGCCTGGAGCCGCTGGCGGCCTTCACCCTGGAGCCGGGCGAGACCGTCTACGAGGCCCTCGAGCGCGCCGCGCGCCTGGCGGGCGTGCTCATCGTCAGCGACGGCCGGGGAGGGCTCCAGATCGCCCGCGAAGGCACCGAGCGCGCGCCGACTGCCCTGCTGCGGGGGGCGAACATTCTGCGCGCCCACGTGGCCCTCAGCCACCGGGAACGCTTCGGTTTGTACGTGGTGCGCGGCCAGGACGCCGGGCCGAGCCTCAGTGGGGCGCCCCTGGTCGGGCCGGAGAGCCGGGTGCAGGATGCCGGGGTGGGCCGCTACCGGCCGCTGCTGGTGTCCGCCGAGGCGGGGCTGCTGCCCGGCCGCTACGCCGAGCGGGGCTTCTGGGAGCGCAACGTGCGCCGCGGCCGCAGCGCGCGGGTGACGATCACGACCGTGGGTTGGCACCACGCGGCCGGCCTGTGGGAGCCCAACACGCGCGTGTACGTCGAGGACGGCACGCTGGGCATCGCCGAGGAGCTGCACCTGGCCGGCGTGGTCTTCAGCCGGAACGAGCAGGGCACGCTGGCCGAGCTGACGCTGTACCGCCCGGGCGCCTTCGAGCGCCTCGCCCTGCCGCCGGAGACCGTGCCCATGTGGGCCAACATGGGCGGGGGGGCGTCGTGACGCAAAGCGCACTGCAACGGCTGTTCAGGCCCGTTCAACGGCGCCTGCAAGGCATGGTCGCGCGCTGCGTGCTGGCGCTGATCGACGACTCCCTGGCGCGCCAGGGCGTGCAGGTGACCCTACTCGCCGGCGAGACCCAGGGCCTCGAGCGCGTGCAGCAGTACGGCTTCACCAGCGTTCCGGAGGCCGGCGCCGAGGGCATCGCCCTGGCGGTGGGCGGCTCGGCCGGGCACCGCGTGGTGATCGCCCTGGACGACCGGCGCTACCGCAAGACCGGCCTGGCCGCGGGCGAAGTGGCGGTCTACCACAAGTCGGGCAGCTCCCTGCACTTCAAGGCGGACGGCTCCTGTGTGATCGAGGCCACGAACTTCCTGATCGGCGCGGGCGCCGCGGAGCCCATTCCGCTCGGCGACGCGCTGCTGGCGTGGCAGAACAACCACGTGCACCTGGGCAACCTGGGGTATCCCACGGGCGTGCCCACGGTGCCCGGACTGGCCGCGACGCTGCTCAGCGCCCAGCACAAGGTGGAGTAGGCGATGGCCCTGAACAAGGCGCAACTGGAGGCGGACCTGCTGGCGATCCTCGCCGCCGCCGGCCCCGAGCGCACGGCCGAGGAGGTCGTGGCGGAGCTGGCCACCGCCATCGACGACTACGTCAAGACCGGCACGGCCGGCGGCGACCCGGTGCTATAAACCATGCCCGACATCCGCACCGCCTACGACGCCGCCGCGCGGCGCATGGACTACGCCATCGCCCCGCCCGGCCTGGCCGAGGACGCCGCGCTGGAGACGGCCGTGCTGCTGAGCCTGTTCAGCGACCGCCGCGCGGAGCCGGACGAGGCGCCCCCGGACGGCAGCGACGACCGCCGCGGCTGGTGGGCGGACGCCTACCCCGCCGCCGTCGGCGACCGTCTCGGGAGCCGGCTGTGGCTGCTCAGCCGCAGCAAGGGCACCGCGGCCGTGCTGGCGCTGGCCCGCTCCTACGCCGAGGAGGCCCTGGCCTGGCTGGTGGAGGACGGCGTGGCCGAGCGCGTCGAGGTGATCGTGGAGCACCTGCGGCCCGCCGATCCCGCCCACGCGCACGCGCTGGCGTTGCTGGCAATCATTCACCGCCCGGGCCAGCCCCCGGCGCGCTACCGCTTCGAGCGGGTCTGGGAGGCCGTCTAAGATGCCCTTCGCGAGACCGACGCTGCAGGCGCTGATCGAGCGCACCCAGGCGGACCTGGAGGCCCACCTGCCCGGCACGGACGCGCGCCTGCGCCGCAGCAACGTGCACGTGCTGGCGCGCGTCAACGCCGGCGGGCAGCATAGCGTGTACGGCTACCTGGACTTCCTGGCGCGCCAGCTCCATGCGGCCACGGCCGAGGGCGCCTACCTGGAGCGGCTCTGCGCGCCCTACGGGATCGTGCGCAAGGTGGCCGTGCCGGCGGCCGGCGACATCGTGGCCACGGGCACGGACACGACCGCGATCCCGCTGGGCACCGAGTGGCAGCGCTCGGACGGCGCGCGCTTCGCCAGCACGGCCGCGGCGGAGATCGGCGATCCCACGCCGGGCGAGGCCACGGTGCCGGTGGAGGCAGTCGAGGCGGGGCTCGCCGGCAACACGGACGCGGGCTCCACGCTGAGCCTGGTCTCGCCCATCGCCGGCGTGGACAGCGACGCCACGGCGGACGTGGACGGCCTCACGGGCGGCTTCGACATCGAGAGCGACGACGAGCTGCGCGCGCGGCTGTTCCAGCGCCTCCAGAACCCGCCCGCTGGCGGCGCCGATCACGACTACGAGCGCTGGGCGCTGGAGGTGGCCGGCGTGACGCGGGCCTGGGTCGAGCCGCTGTGGCTGGGCGGGGGCACGGTGGGCGTGTTCATCGCGGCGGACAACGCGCCCGGCGGGCCGATCCCCGACCAGGCCCTGGTGGACGCCGTGCAGGCGTACATCGACGAGCGCGCGCCGGTCACCGCGACGGTCTACGCCCTGGCCCCGGTGGCCGTGGCGCTGGACCTCACGCTGGAGATCGCGCCCGACACCGCGGAGCTGCGCGCGGCCATCGAGACGGAGATCGAGGACATGCTCCAGGACGAGGCCGTGCCCGGCGCGACGCTCTACCTGGCGCAGATTCACCGGGCCATCGCCGCCGCCGAGGGCTGGACGAACTACACGCTGGTCTCGCCGGTCGCGGACGTCGTGCATAGCGCAAATGAACTAGCCGTGCCGGGGGTGATCACATGGCAATAGCCCAGGCCGACTACCGGCGCATGCTGCAAGGGCTGCTGCCCCCGGGCGCGGCCTGGCCGCGGGACGAGGACGCGGTGCTGACGGCGCTGCTGGACGGCTGGGCGGAGGAGTTCGCGCGGGCCGACGCGCGCGCGGGAGACCTCATCGAGGAGGCCGACCCCCGCACCGCCGGCGAGCTGCTGCCCGAGTGGGAGCTGGACTTCGGCCTCGCCGGCGAGGGCACGGACGCGGAGCGCCGGGCGGCCATCGTGGCGGCCATGAATGCCCAGGGCGGGGTCAGCGTGGCGTACTTTCTGGGCCTGGCGGCCGCGGCCGGCGTGACGATCACGATCAGCACCTACCTGCCCTTCCAGGTGGGGCGCAGCACCGTGGGCGAGGCCCTCTACAATGGCACCTGGCGCTTCACCTGGCTGGTCAGCGGCCCGGCCGCCACGCCGGCGGAGCTGCAAGCGGAGCTGGAGGCCCTGTTCGTCAAACTCAAGCCGTCGCACACGGCGGTCACCTTCGACTGGAGCGCGTAGGGCGCACCCCTA